GGGCGCCCCCGCGGTGCGGGCCACTCGCCGGCGCGCGTTTCCAGACGGCCTCAAGCCGCCGCTTCTTCCTGCGGCAGTTCGCGGTACACCAATTTCGCGCCGGTAAAGTCGTCCGGTGTTTCGGACGGGGCAACGATTGCCTGCAACGCCCAGTCAATCACATCCTGACCGCGCGGCGGCGGCGAATCCATCTGAATCTGACTCGAACCCATGCTGCGTTTGCCGCTCTCATACACTTTTTGATTAAAATAACTATCCAGCGTTACCGTGTAATATTGATTGGTCAAATCCAAATGCACCCCCGATACCGTGTGAAACGATGCGGGCGCACCGGTGTTGTCGTCGATAATATCGCAGGCGATGCCCACAATGATTCGTTTTGCTTCTGCCATGATTTTTCCTTTCGATAGGCATTAAAAACCCGCTTTCGCGGGTAGAAAAAGCCGTCTTTTCAGGCGGCCTGTTTAAAACACACGGTCTTCCGGAACCAATACTTCAACGTCCCGCAATTCCATCCACTGCCAGTTATTCTGCGCAGTCAAAACAACGGCGGAACTTTGAACCACCTGCCCCAACTCACGCTCAAACGAACGCAGCTCAAAGCTATGGTTATCACGGCTATACGGCTTAATCGCGTCCTGAATCAGCCCGCGCTCCCAAGCAATACCGTTTGCCCAGCTTGTATTTGCATCAGTTAAGAATTTCAGCCGCAAACCGTAAATATCGTTCGGCAGACCGTAAACCGCCCGATACAAGCCTCCAGCGGAGTAAATTACTTGGAATCTGTTCACGTCCAGCAATTTCCGCCACACCATCTTACCGACCAGTTTCTTGTACTCGTCATCAGTATGCAACAAAAACGCTGTCTGCAAGCAAGGCGACGGCGTGGTCAGCCGTTCTCCGTTTGAAAGATTTAACCTCAATCTAACTTCCTGATTTCTTGGTAAGACATACCACCCATAACCGGTTGTAACTGTATATTCTACATCCCGGAACAGACGGTTAGCCTTATCAAATCTTATGTCAACAAGGCGCGTTTTATTAAACCTGACCGCCTCCTGCGGCACGCCGTTCACCGAAAACACCCCTCCTGACCGATTTCGATACGCATGGTCGGTATTCACCGTCTCCACCTCAAAATCAGGCTTCACCATCATCGGCAAATCTTCCGTTTGGATGACTGCCTCCCAAACACCTTCTGCCGTTTTCTTCATCCGCACAATTTTCATCACATCCCCTTCAATGCGGGATGCTTTGATTGTGCCGTTAAAATAGCCTGATTCCCCCTCTATTCGCCCTCGGACAACCGCGTTTTGTGCGACCAGCGAACCGTCGGATGCGACGGTAAATTGTCCGCCGCCGATATTCAGGCTGCCGCCCTCTATCGACGGGGAACTTAGCGTCTGCCCGGCGGCAATGTGCCTGCCGTGTATCAGGCCGTCGGCAACAAAATCCCCCGACAAAGCCATTTGGGTTTTGCCGCCGGCCGTCTGAACGACAAACGGCGACTTCAGGATTTTGCTTTTCGGGTCGACAATGGCGAATTTGTCGGCATACACCAACATCTGCGAATCACCCGTCTGCCCGTCGGCACCCAAAGCCAAGCCGGCAATAACCTTGAGGCCACCGGATACCGTCTCGACTTTCAGCCCGTACATGGCCCGTACCTTGCCGTCCAGCGAGGCCAACGCGCTTGCAGATTGCTCAACCCGCGCCTTTTGCCCCGACAGTTCGGCTTTCAACGTTTTTACTTCTTCCGCCTGTGCCTTTTCCTTCTGCGCCTGTACGTTTTGATACCTCGTCAAATCCGCATCAACCCGATTGGCAGCCGCCTGTGCCGCTTCGGCTACCCGCCGCACCGCATCGGCTTTGGCTTGTGCGCCGTTTGCTGTTTCGTCTGCCGCCCACTCCGTCCACAGGTCTTTCGTGTAGTTGTACACGCCGCCTGCGTAGGTGTGCGCCGTATCGGATTTTCGCCGCATCACAGTACCATCCTGCAGGTAGGCCGTCTGAAAAATCCTGCCGCCCGACGGGTCGCCCCAAGGTACGACGGTTTCCAGCGCGGCAAATCCGCTGCCCAAGCCCAGCACGTTGGCCTGTTTGAACTCCGAAACCGTACTGCGCGGATGGTTGGCGTAATACCACGACGGCGGACGGTTGTCGTTTCGGGTGTCCGGTATCGTAAACTTCGCTTGCAGTTGGCGGATTTCTTCCACCCGCGCCCCATCGTTGCGGACAACGGTTTCCCGCAGCGTATTGATGCTGCCTTCCGCCGATGCCACACGTCCGACCAAGGTTTCCCGTGCCTGCGCTTCCGCCCGGTCTCCTTCCGCCCGCGCCCGTTTTTCCGCTTCCAAACCTGCGGCTGTGTTGCCCTGTGCGGCGGTTACGGCTTGGATTTGCCGGGTCTGCTCTGTGTTTACGTTTTCAACAACCGTGATTTTCGTACCCAGTTCGCGGGCTTTGGCTGCCAAATCGTCCGCCGCCTTTTTCGAGGCCGCCTGAATGGCCGCCACCCTAGCCTGCGCTTCCGCCGCCACTTTCGAGGCCGCATCCGCATTCAAACTGTCAATCAGGGCTTGACTCAAGCTGCTTTTTTCAATCGCACCGCGCAACTGCGCCACTATCAGCGCGGGATTGGGGTCGGAACGACCCGCAACCGCCGCCGTCCATTCTCCGCTGTTGCCCGCCGCATCGGCAAGCCGCAGCCAAAACCAGTAACGGTCAGACACGGCCACGCCCGACAAGGTATAACTGTTTTGCGGATACGGCAGCGTCGCCAGCCTTTTCGCCGCATCACGGTTGTTTGATTCCGCATACCAAATTTCCGTCTGTACACGGTTGACTACCGTCTGCGGTAGCGTCCAGTCAAGTTGTATTGCCTGCAGGCGTGGAGAAGCTTTTAGCCCTGTAATACTGTAATCAATAACCAGGGTACGGACGACTTCATCCGTTTGACGGCCATCATCTAAAACTCCTCGAACTTTAATTTTGTACTCACCCGGTGCAAGGTCTTCCAATGTAATCTCTGGGGTTTTGCTGATGGTTTTTAAATAATGATTGTTGTCCTTCAGGATATTGATGACATAATGGTCAAACTTACTATTAGCCGACCCATCCCAACCAATAAGCAACTTGTTATCCTTGCTCTGGGTAGTTAAACCGCCTACAGAATCTCGGGGCAGGCTGCGCAAAGACGCGGGGAGTTTAGAGGCCGCCGAATCTACCTCACTATACTTACCAACATCATGACGCAGCGCAGAAATTGTATAAGTACCGTCCTCGGCGTTCTCAGTAATACTGATAGTACGGTACAGGCGGGATTTAACGGTCTTCTGTAATGCCCACACACTACCTTGACGAACATCAACTGTTTGAGCTAATGTTAATTTCCGCCCACTCTGTGCAACTACATTAACTTTGTAGTGCTTCCCGCCTGCGGTCATGTGAAGCGTACCGCCTACAGCCTCCCCAACATCCCTGTCCACCTCCACCACATCAGCTTTACGCGACAGAATGCGTCCGCCTAAGTTAGTCCTTGCGTAGTTATTGTCGGCAATTTCAACAATATCGTTTGGTAAGTGTCTTAACCCTTCACGACCAAGTGTGAACGATATGGTTTCACGCTGGCGCATTTCGGTTTCTAAAAACCAAGCAGCCATTCTCATTGCTTGGCCTCGAGAGTCACACCCAAATGCGGTTACGGTCTTTTCGTTTAAACCGTACAGCTTAACCATTTCGTCATTCTGCAGGTAAACACTAGACTCTTCGTAGTTGTCTTTCCTATTTGCGTAACTTACCCGAACTGCGGTGTGCAACGCTTTACGGGCGACACCTTGGTAAGTAAATTCTCCGCCGACAACATTTGCATTAGTGTATACAGCCGTAGGGGGTGCGTCTTTATCAATGGCAAATGTCGCTTGAAGCCCGTTCCATAAAGCGTAGCCCTGAAAAGTTGTTGTCAAGTCTCTAATTAAATCATACACCTGCCGTTGCTGATTGATGTACGCATTGCAGGTTACGCGAGGCTCTTTCCCTCCGAACCCATCGTCGACCAATTCATCGCAATACTTAGCAATGTCGTATAACATGGCAATATCAATATCTTCATCAGACATTCTCTTACCTAGACCGCTATACCGACTATTGGTCAAAATATCCAACAACACCCAAGCCGGGTTGTTTGTCCATGCTTCTGTAAATTCCCCATTCCATAGCTTCGGGTAAGTGCGGGCTACAGGGTCGTATCCTACAGGTACGCGAATCAGCTTCCCCTTCAAGTTATAGCTAACAGAAGGTACGGAACTGCCGAACTGGTCAGAATCAATCTTCCACCCGGCCATTACTGTATAAGGGTAGGATTGTTTAGTATTGCTGATTTCCGTGTAAGACGAGAAAGTTGTAGCGTCTGCGACCTTACTGTTTGTAGCATCTGGTGTTATACGCTCAACCTTAAGTTCAAAAGGTTTCTCAGGCAGGCTGTCAAAGGTGACATCTACAAAAAACACGCCGGAGGACTTCTCGTTAAAATTAACTACTTGGGATACCTCTGGCCGCCCCGCGCGTATAAGCGATACCCGCATATCCGTGGATGAGGGAACTTGGTCGCCGTTCTCCTGAACCCTGACGTTTTGATGTACGCCGATAGTTACGCGTAACTCGTCCGCATAAGGGTTGCTAATTGTCCGTACAATCGGAGCGTTCTTTTTAACTTCCGTACCAATACCATAAGTTGCCTCGGTCTTATCGAATCCGGGCATGTAGGGTTGGTCTGCCGTACCCTCCAAAAATAAAGACGAGATACCTTTGAAATTGTATGACCCGTCGGCGTTTTGAATAGGAGTGTTGTTCAAGTAGACAGACTTGAGAGGGAACGCGTCCCCCTCAACAAAACCTCCGATAGGCCCTTCACATATAGCGTGAAGCAACCGCATAACCTGTGCACTGTTCGCCGTATTTGGTGCTTCAACAGGTGTATGCGCACCGCCTTGTTTCTTACCGCCCATAATCTACACTTTCTTCACTATTGCTTTATAGTTTCTCTGCCTTACCGAATCATTCGTAAAATCAGTATTATATGGAACACCTTTTGGGTCCCTTGCCACAACACCGTCGGTGTATTTCTTATCTATTGTCGTTAAAAATCCTGATGATTGTTCAGTAGCTACAGGTGATACAGCCTGAGTTGAAACCTGCCGCCCGTTCTTGACGGCCACAGCCCCACCAATACGTCTCGTCTCAATACCTTGAGACACTGTATAAGCCCCGCAACGTCTCCGACCATACAGTACGGGGACGGGCATCCCTTGTCCTGTAGGGTTATTCAAACCTGAAAAGGCCGTATTACGGCCTCTGTCTTCAGACTTGTCACTTAGTTTCGGCTGCTTCGGTTGAGTCAGTAACTGAGTAACTCCACCCAGTATCATTGACGAACCCATCATGAAGGCCATTGTCGCACCTGCATAACCCTGTGCGCCCAAATAACCCCAACCTGCTGCACCCCCGGCGTACCAAGAGGCTGCGATTAAAACAACACCGATGACAATCTGCGCAACCGCACTATTTTTACCAGCGCCGGACACACGAGGGACAATGTGCAGTACACCTTCCCCGCGCTCGTGAAATCCTGTCTTCACATCGTCTTCAGACAAGTCTAAACCCTTGAATCTCACCTGGTACGCGCCGCTTTGCAGTGATGCCTTTAAACCGTTAATCTGTACCATCAACAACTTCACAGCTTGCGCGGGGGTATTGACGCATAAATCAAACCGACGACCGTAAGTCCTCAGACTGCCGTAGAACATCACTGTAATCATAGGTTCCTCACAAGCTATTGTATAAATCGTTCAAGATTGCCTGAATCATCTCAGGTTTCCAGTCTTTATGTCGCCAAATACTTTTAGTCACCCTTTGCATAGTTGGTGAGTAAGGCTCTACACGACTCAACATATCGCACTCATGGTGCAGAATCTGCCCTTGTCCCAGATAAATTGCAGCATGAGAAACTTCTCCCCTATAGGCTGTCAAAATCACATCACCTGCTACTGGGGTATCTGCGGGGTAAAACCCTGCACTCGATGCCAACGAGAGAAACTTCTTCTGACGACGGTCTTCGTCTAAGGTGCTGCGCTCAACGTGCATCAATTCTAAACCTGCTAAACGGTAAGCATCGGAAACCAGCGTGTAGCAATCAGACTTTCCGTAATCAAACACACGCCCCCGTAATAGCGGAATAAAGGGCACAACCGTCAACTGTTCTCCGACGGCCAGCACCCAAGGCAGTTGTACTTCCTGCTGCATCAACCGGTCGGGAGCCGATAAATATGGGTTGCCATCCGTGTGAGAATGGACGATAGCGATTACCTCGCCTAAGGATTCTGCTAAAATCCAATCGTCAGGGTGAATCTCAAAGGATTCTGAAGGGAATTTTGAGATGTTACGGCAAGGGGTATACCTAACGGTCTTATTGGATTCAACCAGCAACCCGCAACACTCGTTCGGATACTCTAGGGCAGCGTGGTGCAGGATTTCTGCCCGTGTTTCAGCCGTCAAATCTTTCATATTCAACTCTTTAATTTATCTAAAGAAATCCAAGCCCCTATAGGCAGCACTGCGGTTGCGCCAAAACGAGCTTGGCAACCTAATTTATTCTTACTGCATTTATCCTTAGCGGGGTCGTTCGTCGCATAATTATTTTCATCCGCCACCGGTCGCCCTTTGTATCCGCAGCCGTCCCCACGATAATCCCAACCGCAGGTATCAGCCAGCATAATGCGGCAGGGGAACGTCGCGCCTGTTGATTCGCTTGGTGCGGACAACTCAAACGAGGCTGCGGACGAATTAAGAGAAGTCATCTGCTCAACGACGTACTTCGTCCGTATCTCTTGCAACGTATCCGCGTTCGGATTACCGTTCTTAAAGTTTTCAGCATCTAAAAACTGGGAAGGAACTTGTCGGCGTATTACGATTGCGCCGACAAGTTGGTCAAAATCTTCTACTGCCTCAGTCACAAACCCTTCGATATTTGGGACATTTAATCGGGGACGTTTGGGCGACCCCTGACCTGTTACCTCGAAACCGTCGGCAGAAATAGGAAATCGGAGGTACTTTCTACCTTGCCAAACAACATCTTCCCCCTTCTCGTTGACGATAGCGCAGAAAAACCGACGGTCGCCGCCCAACGGTCGGAGGTCAAGCTCCCACAAATCGACTAAAACTTCCGTCGTATCTAACTGCGCAAGCGTCTTCTCTTTTAATGCGGTCAAGCGTCTGTCTTCAGCCATATCAGTAAAGAACCTGTGTGAATGTCAAACTCAAAATGCCAGAAACCCCCTGTAGGGTTTTCGACCTCCGCGAGCAATAAACAATGATTTTCTCGCTCTCCCCTGGCGGTTGCCAAAGGAAACGTTTACCCTGTTGGCTCACCACAAAATTATCAATTACATTCAAGTCCGTCAGGAGTCGTGTAAACGTCATGGTATAAGTTTGGGGAATCCTGCCTAATGTTTTCTTTTGCAGTTGAACAGCACCTTCACCATAAGTTACTTTCCGAAGATAGTCCTCGGACTGCTCTTCCACTGTCATATCCCAATCAGGTAGCCATGCGGGATTAAATATTTCCATGATTGTATATTTGTAGATTTAAAAACCAATAATAAAAGTTGGGTGCAACGCTCCCAACTTACCAATTTCTTATTATACAGGGTCAATTATGTGGCTTCAAGAAACAAATTGCAGTGTAAAGTTGTTAAAGCTGCGATAAATTCGCCGTCTAAATTCTCACATACTTTTCTACATTTTCTTTTTAATGTAGAGTAAGAAGACTCAAACTTCGGCAAAACATCCTTCAGATTTAGCCGAAAAGGTATATCTAACCATTGCATTAAAATGTTTCGTGCAACCTCTTCGTTTAATCCTTCTGTAGCCGTTAATCTGCAAACTATCCCGTTTAGTGCATCAGGAATCCTCCCACACTTGGCTTGGACAGCTTGTCGTCTAGCTTCGGGCAGGTTGTCTACTGCTTCGAGCAACCGCAGGGTATCGGCCGACATTCCAAAACTGTCGACCGTCCCGCTACGGATGCCGTCTGACGAAGGCTTGGACAAAGTTTGCTTTTCCCGTACTTCATACGCACGGCACAACATACGCTCAACCCTTCGAGTATCAATGGGCCTCATACAACACGCCTCCATTCATTTTTTCCCGTATCAGAACATCCAGAACCACTGCACGGATTTGGTTTCCTAACTGCTGGCCGAGACCTTTAGAATTAACCTGACTTTCGGATGAACCGTCCTGATTGACCGTTACAGTAACGTTAACAGGTGCGAAAACACCTCCGTTACCCTGCCCCATCATTTGTACGCCCAAATCCCCGTTAGGCATACGGGACAGAGGGACAATAGCTTCCGGGCCGCTTTCACCCATCAGCCCGCGTCCACCTCCGTGATGGAAATATGTCGGACTGTTCACAACGCCACCTGCTGCGTATGCAGACAATCTTCCTGAGCGGTCAAACACTCCACCCTTCGCTTGAGCTACTACTGAAGTGTCGGGGGACCCGCCTACACCGAAGATTGAGCTACCAACATAGCTGATTAACTTCATCACAGCCATACGCATAGCAATTTTTGCCAAATCAGCCAAGATGGATGCCGTCATCTCTTTAAAGTTTGCCTTACCTGTTACAGCCAACTGTTGCATTGTTCCGATAAACCCATTCACAGTCGTATCAAACATTTGCGAAGCCATTTTGCCGTAATTCATCGACTCGTCTACTAACTGCCCGTAGGAAGTAGAAAGGCCCACCTTCCAACTTTGTTGCGCCTGCTGCTGTGCCTCGAAGGACTCTTGAGTTTCCTTAATCTTTGTCTCGCCGCTCAAGCGAACCTGAGACGCTTCGCTATATTTACCTTGAGCTTCCAGTTCGGCAATCTTACGTTTGGTTTCCAACTCCATACGGGCAATATTAAGTTCATGCTCGGCATTCGCGCGTTTTCTTGCTGAGATTTCACCCAAAGTTTCCTGAACCCTCAAACGGTGTCTAGCCGAATCATTCTGAGCCAAACCATTTTGGTACTCCTGCTCGGTCAGTTTCAAACGACGCTCGGCTTCCTCAGTCATCTGCTTCTGTATTACGGCCTGTTCGTGATTTACGGGTGCGCTTAGAGGTGTTTGTAATACTGCATTCTGTCTCGCGCCCGCAAACGGGTCTACCACGGTTGCCACGCCGTTGCGGGCAGATGACAGGTACTTGGCTAGGGGTATCGTATTAACCCCTTTGCCTGAAGACGACTGGGAAGCCATGAGGTTCCCTGCTGCATCTTGGACGACCATCACAATATGGTCGATGCCGTTATACCTACCCTTGTCCCACTGCTTACCTGTCTTTTTATCGTATTGCGGACCGTTGTCCGTACCAATGAGCATACCTGCTTTGAACTTTGACAACTCCAAACTGCGAAGATTACCGGTCATCACAGTGTTGTTTGCAAACGTCTTAATTTGGTCGGCCGCTGACAAAGATTTCAGGCGACCTTGTGAAAACCTACGTTCACCAAGTTTGGCATTCAAATCTTCAACGGTCGCATCGTACAAGTTCGACACAAACCCTGAACAGTCTATATAACCCTTATTCAGGTCTTTACCGCCAAAACCATATTTTACATGGTCAAACTTTAAAGCCAACTTAAACGGTGTATCGCCAAAATCCACCTTGCGTGAAGTCTTTAAAGATTCCAGAGCCTTAATATCATCCAATGCACGTTGGCGGTCTTCCTGCGGCATATCTTTGTTGGCCGCAGCTTTGCGGGCAGCATTTAACTGTTTGTCGATATTAAGGTTTTCTGCGGTATCTTTCAGCCGTGCCACAGCAACCTCAGCCTTACGCATCGCTTGCCACGTTGCTTCAGTAGCTACCCCGTAAACTTTGGCTTCCCTTTCGGCGGTTTCCTTCAAACGGTTATATTCGTTCTCCGCCGCACGAAGTTCTACATTCCCCGCCCCGATACCCGTATAAGACGGGGTAGCTTTAGAGACTTTAGAACCTCCCATAGTTGTAGGTATAGTCGTATCCAATTCAATTTCAGGGGAGGTTCGCACACTTAAATGCTTCTTGGATGTGTCAGCGTTGGACTTATTAAATTCCGCCGTGAGCTTTTCAACCCACGCCAACTCTCCGACTAGCCGGTTAAAGTATGCTGCTTTATCCTTGTCGCTCGTATAAATCAGCCGTTGACCTTTACCACCTGCTTCGTCTACTAAGAATTTACCCTTTCGGTTTCTTGCAGTGTTATCCGAAACAGCCTGTATAAGGGAAGCTTTATACTCCGCCAGCAACGCCTTACCCTGCTCAGGGTTGGCATTCAACGTGTCCATAAGGGCTTTCCGACCTTGGGCAGATAACATTTGTTCTCGGATAGCCGCTGAGGATTTACCGGAAATTGCCGGATAAGCTCTAGCGTGGGCTTCTTGTTCGTCCATCCCTTGCAAGCGATACAACTTATACTGTTTATCGGACTCGGTAAGCTCCGTACCTTTCTTCATCGCAAGAGTTTCATTCTGCGCTACAGCATTGGAGTTCAACAATCTATCAATAAATCCCGCTTGTTTGACAGCTTCTGCTGCCAACTGGCGCATTTGGTCTTGTGCAAGTCGTGTCCTTTTAGTCATCAACTCGACAGACGTATTGTAAATTTCTTGCTCCAACCCTTTACGAATACGCGCGGCTTCAGTATCAAGCGTTACAATGTCGGAGGTAGACTTGTCGAAGTTCGCCAGTTGCTCTTTGAGTAATGTCAGCTTGCGCTCTGTAACCATCTGCGACTGTTCAAGTTGGAACGTTGTCAGATGGGCTGTGCCGGTTTCAATACCCTGTAAAGTCGCATCGGTGGCGGCCTTAATCTTTCTAAGATTATCTTCGTAAACATGAAGATTACCCTCGCTTCCCCTCACTAACGCATTTAAAGGGTCTGCTTTATACCCGATGCCGAGCTTAACATCGAGGTCGCGACCGAACCCCTCTTTGTTAAACCTGTCGAACTTATCGACATCAATCGCACCCAGTACCCTGCCGGTCATGGCAAGATTACTGTTTAACTCGGACACCTCGTCTTTAAACGATTTCATGGCTTTCTCGCCGGACAGGGCGTAGTAAGCTACGGCTCCGACGGCAGCCAAGGCCAGTGTCGGCCACCCACCCATTACCGCCAACAGACCACGACCGACCATCGCTGTCCGGCCTAGTGCGGCAGACAGGCCTGTCTGTGCCGTAGCTGCGGCTGCGGTTGCCGCAGTATTTGCAACCCCTGCTGCGGTATTTGCTGTTGTAGCAGCAGTGTTGGTTGCTTCTGCAGCCGTGTTCGCAGATGTTGCTACCGTATCCGTGGTTTTCGCAGCCGTAGCCGCCAACGTTCCGCGTACTTCCAGAGCTTTAACTACAGTCCACGCCTTAACTGCTGCGGTATTTGCTACATAAGCCCCGCCCAAAGCAGTCAAAATAGGCATCATTGGCGAGATTGCATTAAGGGTAATCACCGAGGCCTTGGCAACGGTTAGAAAGCCGTTAGTCAGCATTGCACCGAACTGTCTTGTGTTCGGGTCGTTCGCCACACTGGCCAGCGAGTGCATCAAACCTTTAAACGGGTCCTGTGCGTTTGTTCCAATAGCAGCAAACGCACCTTCCCACGCATTCTTCATTGTTCTGAATGCGCCCTCGGAAGTGTTAGCCAACCGGGCGGCGGAGGTCGATGTATAGCCCATGTTCTCGCCCGCCCTCAAGATTTCGGCATTCATTGAACCGAACTCTTTGCCTGCCTCACTTAGGAGGACGCTGGCGGCTTTCAGGCCTCGCTCGTCGAAGATGGATTTAAGCCATTTCTGCTTCGCCTCGTCGGTCATGTTGGAGAGTTTGTCTCGCAACTCCTCGACCACTTGGGTGAACGGCTTAACCATACCTCTGGAATTGTAGATAGATAAACCTAACTCATTTAACGCTTTAGTTGCTTTTGGTGTCCGCCCACCGAGGTCTGAAATTAGCCGGCGTAGAGATGTTCCGGCGGCCGACCCTTCTATATTATATTTGGCGAGTATCGCCAACGCTGTCGAAGTGTCCGCCACAGTTAATCCGAACCGCGCAGCTTCGGGAGATGCCTGTTTCAAGGCCTCAGACATTTTCTGAATAGACGTTTGAGACACGGCGGCGGCTTTTGCTGCTTGGTCGGCGGCTTCCCTTAATTGTTCGGGTGTTTTCAAGTCAAAGGCCGACCTCATACCTGCGAGAAACTGTGAAGACTGGTCGTCTGAAATCTCTGCCACCAAAGAAAAATTCAACACGGTGGGCAGATTTCTCAAAGCCTCTTGGGTTTCCATGCCTGCCTGCGTCAGCATTCTGAGCGCAGAAGCCATCTGAACCGGCCCCTGCAAACTTCCCGCTTGGTTAATGTCGAGGATGGATGCCTTCAGTTCGTTCAACCGTTTTGCGCCCACGTCCCCAGCAATACCGACCTGCTCCATCTGCCAACCGAACTCGCGCTCGACATTCAGCGACTTGAATACCGCCCCGCCTGCGGCCAAGCCTGCGGCCATGCCTGCAAAGTTACCCCAAGACAGCCACAGGTTGCCGGTTGAAGCGGCGATGCCTCGCCATACGTCGTGCAGGTGGGCGCTTTGAACCGCCGTTGTTTTCAGTTTTCCCGTCCAATTTTCAGTCGCCCTAGCCGCTTTGGTAATTTCCTTCGCAACTTCGGCCTGGGCTTTGACAGCCTGTGCATTCAGTTTTGTGCTCTCCACCGAGGCGGCGGCGAATACCCGCTGCCTGTCGAGGAACGCGGATTTGTCGGCGGGTGTCGGGATAGACGCAGATTTCGCGGCGAAGTTGGAAAAGGAATTGTCCCGCAAAGCGGAGGTCATCGGATTGACTACTGCGGGCGGCTCGATTCGTGTACGGTTAAGGGATTCGGCCATACGTTTGTAGGCCGCCATTTTGGCAGTCAGCTTATCCAACGAACCCGACGAAGCCTCAGCCCCCAACTTGATTTGACGCAGTTCGCTCGAGAATTTTTCCGCAGTATCCCTACCTGCGAGTGCGGCCATCAAACGGGAGGCGGCAGATTCCGAATTTTGAAGGGCTTTACCCGCCGCCTTAGAATTTGCCGCCAGACCCGCGATTGCCTTGGCGGCAGCGGTGTTGGCCTGGCTCATTTTGGCAGCAGACTCTGCCGCGACTAACCCCGCCTGACGCGCACGGGCTGCTGTCTCCGCCAACTCTCTACGGGACTTTTGGATATTTCGGACATCTCCGCCCAAACCCGCAAGGGATTTGTCCAGCTTAGATGCCGCCTTGTCCAATTTGTCGATTTGGTCTAAGCCGTCTACCTTTACCTTGATACCGTACTGCTCGTCCACAGGGAGTCTCCTATAAATATTTGTATATATTATACATTAAAAGTATATTTACAGCAGGTTTGGCAGTCTGGTACAAATGACAAAACACCTAGAGATTTCCCTAGGTGTTTTTCTGTTTCTCGTACCGCTCATGCAACAGGATTGCGTCCACTTCGGAGACGACGTTTATCAAAAATATCCTCTGCTCCGTATCTGGGATTCCCATCAGGCTGCAATAAGCGGCGTATTCGGTCAGAGGGATGTAAAATTCTCCCATTCCGCCGACCTGCCTGCTGCGGGACAACGCCCGATAAGCGTCGTACAACCAATGATATTCGGTTTTCAGTTCCGGGCGCTCGTCAAGGGCGGAAACCTTCGCACCCATCTCTTTCATACGGAGCAGGCGTGGCAGTGATGCCCCGTAGGCTGATTCCCAGCGCAGGCATTCGGTCAGTTTTTTACCGCGTCATCCTCACGGTATTTACGATACTGTTCGGCATCCAGCGACAGTTGGAAGACAGTGTTTCCGAACTCCTCGAAGCGGGTCATCAAATCTTCCGCCGCCTCGACAGAGAACGGGAGTTCTTTGCCGTCTTCGTCTTGGATACCTTCCCATCCCTTCAGGATATGGGCGGCCATTGCCTGATTGCCTATGAGTGCCAACACGCGCTGACCTTCTTCGGACTCGGGATTTTTCAAAACCTCTTCATGCTCGCTACGCAGTTTGCGCAGCATAGCGGTGTGGGCAGGGTTATTGAATCGGGCGACCTTCAAACGTGCCGTGCCGCCGAACGCTTCGCGCCATACGCCTTCAGATTCGGCTTCAGAATTCCACGAAAATTTGCGGGCGGGGCTGAACCCCGCGAGTTTTTTGGACATTGCTGCCTCCATATCGGGTAAAACCGTAGTGTACGATATGTGTAGAATAAATACAATAAAGCCGTCTGAAATTTCAGACGGCTTTTTACTTAGAAGCGTTGGACAATAAGCGTTTTACGCAGTACGGGGTCCATCAGCGCGGTCAGGTTGGCGGTCAGCATTCCGTGTTCGTCCTGCTGCGAGGCATTGACTTTCGCTTCGGACAATTCCGCACTGGGCAGGATGAATGCGTACCCATGCCCATCCGCGTCATATACGGTCCACTCGATGCGGAAGCGTTTTTGCGTCAAGACTTCATCCAGCAGGGAGGCGTTATCGAAGTACATTTCGATTGTCCCCGTGCAGGAAATCGTACCCGGTGTTACGGCAAAATTGCCCAAATGACCGATGGCTTTCGCACCTTTCAGGTTGTTGGCGTATTCCAGCGACAGTTTGCTGACGGCGGAGAACCGGGTTTCAACGGCCTCACCGTCTATCAGTACGTCTTTCACACCGTTTACGGAGTTGAAGACTTTGCCAGTCTTACTCGGCATGTAATCGGTACGGTCCCCCAACATGCGTCCCGTACCCGTTTTACGGGTCATGCCGATAAACGACAGCGAGCCTGCCACCGCTGCCGACACGTCGAAGTTCAGCGACAGTTTGTCGGCTTGCAAACCTTTGTATAGGAAGGTTTGGTTGCCGTCTGTCCATTGCACTTCCGTGGAGAACGAGCGGGCGGTTGTGCCGTTATCCAACTTACTGTGATGTACTTTGGCAGCGGCAATCGTTTGGTCTTCAACTGCATCGTACAAGGTGATGACTTTTTTATCGCCGTCTATGGATTTTACGCGAAACGGCCCCTGGTTCGCCCGTTTAATACCTGTGCCGGAGACGGAGAAATAATCGCCGACTGTCAAACCTGTGGCAGCGTTGGTTAGGGTAACAGTTTTCGCGGCAGCCGCAAACACAACCTGTCCCACATTCAGTACGCCATTCGTACCGAAGGTGCTCCAAGCACCCATCAGCACGGCTTCGATAAACGGGTCGTATTCCCCTGCAGACAATTCAAGGTTGATGTCCCCAGCCACCTGCGCGTCGGTCAGGAACATATCCGACACTTGGCGGGTGCTGTTCAACTCCTTAGAGGTTTCTTTGCTCACGGACAAATCCAAGGATTCGCCTGTGGAGCGAAGATTGATGCCCTTGCCTGTCGCAGGGGTCTCCCCCGCTACGGTTTCAGGGATGTAGGCGATTTGGACAAAAGACGTAGAGTGTACTTTGGCCATGATTTTCCTTTCATTTAACGGTGGTAATGGGAGAAGGGTATCGCAGCCCTATATCCGACCCAACCTTTAACAAGGTTGGAGTTTGGTAACATACGGGCGACGGAGGTTGTCGCACCTTCAATATCTTTGCGTTGCAGCAGCGTGGCGGCTTCGTCCCGCAACGTATAGGCATGACGGCTGCCGGACATTCCTTTGACCAGTACGGTTATCAGTAGACTGCCTTCATCCCTCAAAAGCGGGAGGGCGGCCAACTCCGCCTGTTCTGAAGTGGTGTAAATGATTTCACAAGAAACGACGGGCAATGTCGAACTGTCCATGTCGGTTAAGGGGCCGTTTTCATAAGCGATGCGGCAGTCGGTGCGATTGCCGAACGCATCCCTGAGGATTTCTGCAACCTTATCGCGGAATTGCAAGCGCGGCATTTAGAACACCCTCCCTTTCAAGCGGCCTTTGGCAACCGTCATGATTTCACTGTAGTTGTAGAAATCCCGGTTTACTTCGCGCAACACCACTTCTGCCTCCGTCGTATCGTCGCCCAGCCACAACCGGGAATGTGCGGCGGTGTTCGTGATATAAACTTGGAAAACCTTACCCGATTTGACTAACGCAGACACTTTGGTTCGGAAACCCGACATTTCGCGCTCTACCACTTTACGGTTCAAACCACCCGCTGCGGAATCCCACAAACCTTCCTCGTATTTCAAGGTGCTCAACGGGTTTTCCGTATATCCTCCCGTCTGCGCCGGAAGACTGTCGAACGATACCTTCCAAGCCAGTGTGGCTTCGCCCGACCACTTCGGCGTGCGCTCGGTGGCGACTTCCAAAAATGTCCTCACTGCTCGTGTCGTGCGGTTGATGACAGCCCCTTTCAACATATCCGCACGCAAACCTATACCTCTTGGTGTCCGTTTGCGCGAAGCAATACGCACATTCAAGCCGCCCATCACACCCTCCTTACGGTAACGGATACCGAACCGTCTCTGCGCCGCCCGATTTCCACCACCTGCCACAACACGCCGTCGAATTTCAGACGGCCGTCCTGACGGATAAAGCGCTTGTCGGAGTCCCTCACCCGTAGGCGGGTATCGCCGATTTGCTCATTCTCCCTACTCGGCAGGTGGTGGGCATAATCGTCGCGCCACGCCATACGGATAACGGGGAAAGTCTGCGCGACGGCAGGTGTGTAAGTTTCCGTTACAGGGTCGTAAACACTGTCGGAAACCGTCTCAACATCAGTAATACAGTCCGGTTCGAGTTCGTTACATTCCGCTACCATCAATCCCGCCGTACCCGCGATAATGTTGCGGACGACGTGCCAGCGTCCGTCGATGTAGACGAATCCGCCTTCGGTAACGGGTTCTCCCCTGACGAAGTAAACGTAATACTGCCCCTGTGCCTCAGACGTAGTTGTAATGTCCTTCACGTCTTTGACCCACACGCGGGACAAATAAACTTCCGTGCCGCCGTCCGATAAAACTTGGTCAGTATTCGCCGCCACACTTTGTACTGCTGCCTGCGCGATATAGCCCACTCTCGACGTATGCCCGCCCCAAGTGTCGGGGTTATGCAGCCGGGAGACTATCCATGCCTGACCGCCGACGATGACGGCGCACCTTTCGAGGAGCTTGCATTGTGCCGCCATCGACAAGGTACGGCGGATGGTGGTCAAACCATCCCTGCGCGGACTGTCCCAAGCAGTCATCTGACACTTCGCCTTCAACCTCCTCCCTGTGTAGGCATCCCACATCGGGGCACGGTCGAAACGCGCAGAAACATGTTCTAGTCCCATATCAGCTTCCGGTTACAGGGTCGTGGGACGGCTTACCCGAACCGAACAGGGTCGGACGGAAAACGGTCGCCGCAGGTTCTTCCAATGCCTCCGACAAGTCTTTGGAGACAATGGCGTAACGGCGGCGGATGGCCGCAATCACAACCTGCAAGTCAGTGTCGAAACGCTGGAATGCCGCTTTAGCATCCGTCAGGGTACGGGCGGCGACCAGCGGCAGCACGTCGCAGACGCGGTCGGCGATACAATACAGTGCGAAATCTCCGACCATCGTCTGAAGTTCGGGCTTCGCCGCCAGCCTATCCGACCACCTGCCGGGCAAAGTTTTATCCAACGCGGCCAAAGCGTTCGACACTTCACGCACATATACGTCCTGCGCCAACATCTCGTCTGGAAGCTCCGCGTCGGACAGGCCGAACACCGCCCGTATTTCGGCGGTCGTGGTCAGTCTGCCGTAAGGTGCAAGTGTGATGGCGACGGTTTCGTCAGCGGAAGCGTAAATATCGGCGGGGTCGGGTATCGGCACGGCCTACTCCTTGGTTTTGTCTTTAGGTTTAGCCGCGCTGTCTTCAACAACACCCACCAAACCTGCGGCAATCTGCGCCTGCAGCCACTCACTGTCCTCCACCTCTACGGGTTCGGTCGTGATGTACAGGTTGTTCTCGGCATACCAAAGCGGAAAACCTTTGGTAACAAATACTTTCATAGCTTTCTCCAAATACTCGGAATCTACAAACGTAGATTCCGAGTCCGTCAGATTACGATTGGGTCAATTCCAACACGTCCCAAGCGATATCTTCACCGCGGAACACCAACTCGCCAAAATCGAAGCGCATCTCAGTGCCGCGACGCATCACCAACTCCTGAACCGCGCTGTAGTTGGCGCTCAGGTTGGTTACGCGGTTGATGGCGTAACGGCTGTCCAAACCGACAATGGTGTCCGTCGGAATCACACCGTCGTCCACAATGAAAATTTGCGGTTCGAGGTAGGACAGGTTGGCGGGACGGGCGGCTTCGGCCAAAGCCTCGGGGTATACTGCGGGGACAGTCTGAATCGTCGGACGACCTTCGCGTTCGATGATTTTGAGGTAAGTCGCCAAATCGCACAGAATCCAGTCGATGTGGCGCAGATGGCGGCGGCGGCGAAGCCAAGAAATGTAAGCCTTGTGGGTCAGCTTCTTACCGACGGCGGCGGCGTCGAAGGTCTTGGCCGCCACTTTGGTTAAGGCAGTTTGCTGAGTGTCCTTGTCACCGTTTACCAGCGCATTGATGTGGCCGTTCACACGGGCAGCCTTTTCGACCATTGCCTGACGGGTAATAACGTGGGTAACGTAGTCGAAAGTGTAAGCCTTTTGGGCCTTCTCAGACATTTCCAGACCTAACGCATAAGTCGGAATCACACCTTGGCGTTCTGCAACGGTCAGTCTGCCAAAGATTTGAGGCACATCCAACTGGCCGATGGCTTTGGAGCGTACTTCGTCGTTGGCGGAATAATCTACGACAGGCTGCTCAAAACGGTCGTCATTGACGGCGAAATCATAGCCAATCAGTTTGTCAAAAACCGCTATGTCTCCTGCCTTGTCCGCAGCCAAATTGATTTCGACCATCTCCAGCACAGCGGCGGGAGCCAGGATGCGGCTGGCAGGTGTGCCGTCGCGCACGATAGCCGCGTCAACACCGTCTGCAATGCGGCCTTCCAAAATGTGCTGCATCTTGGCGGGACCCATGCCCGTAATCTTGTTGCCGTCCAAGACCATGCCGTTTTGGGCCAGCAACTGCTTCCAAATCGTACCCTGCGTGGAAGCGTCGGTCTTGTCCGCGTATTTGCGTTCGAGATACTGCGGCAGGGAGCATCCCGCTTCCGCAGCGTCTTTGTACAGACGTACATCCAGCGGAATCTCGTGGCGTTGGCCGCCCTTACCGTAAAAGACACCTAAAGTCATATTAAACTCCTTCAATCAAATAAACCTTGGCGGCGGTATCTTTGATACCCACCACACGCCAGCCGGATGTGCCGGAGGCTTTTTTCTTAACCTTGGTCAAACCGATGTTGTTGTTTACGTGCTTCGCGGGTCCCGTATTGGTTTTCGCCGCTTCCTGCGCGTCGCTGACCACATAATCGCCCAAGTTCAGGTCGGCAGCCGCATAGACATACTGGCGGACCAGTGGGCCTTTACGGATAACCGTACCGAAAGTCTGACCATCCTGGGTAAAACCCTCAACACTGGCGATGAAGCCTTCGATTTCGTCACCGTCGGCGCACAGAACCATAGTCGCTTCTTTCACCATGCTGTACTTGACGGCTTTGTTGCGGTCTTTGTCGTTGTATTGCGCGTCGCCTTCGCCGAGCTTGACCGAATCGGTGTGCGCCGTATTGACACCCAACTTGATACCTAAGGAAAATTTAGCCATTTCGGACTCCTTATTTCAAAAATTCACGCGCCCAAACAGGGGTTTGTGTGGCATCTGCGGAGGCTCCTACACCTTGCGCCACCGCAGCTACGCCGCCGGAAGGGAACGCCGCTTGGAATTTTTCTTCCAACTGCGCGTTCAACGCCTTTTTGCCCGCAAGGTCTTGAGGGATTAAAACCTCCAAACGCAGTGCGTTGGCTTTAGCTTGGATATTTGCTTCCAAGTTAGCCGCATAACCCTCCACATCCGCCTGCAGGGCGGCCAAAGAACCTGTCAGGGCTTTGTTGGATGCCTCCAGTGCGGCTTTTTCGGTTTCGGCCTGAACGGCGCGGGCTTCGGCAGACTGCAGGGCGGCTTCGCCCGCGTCGGCCTTGGTCTGCAATTCCGCCACCTTGGCCAGAGCTTCTTCTAAATTCACGTCAGATACTCCTGAATCGGCAGCAAAACTGCCTTGTTGGTAAAAAGGCTTGGCGTTCAGAACCTTATCGAACGTTCCAACACGGTCTGCCAAACCTACGGTTACGGCTTCTGCGCCGTAGAACAGCCTGCCGTCGGCGATACCCGCCTCCAGCACGGCCAAAGGGATTTTGCGGTGTTCCGACACCGCTTGTTTGAACCTTGCGAAATGGAAGTCCAGTCCTTTTTGGATTTCCCCAACCGCCTCTTCAGTCAGGTCCTCGGCAGGGTGTCCCAGCACTTTTTTGCTGCCTGCGCGGAATACCGTGGGCTTAACCCCCCTGTCCTCCATAGCCTGCTTGTAGTTAGTATGGACAAAAATTACACCTATCGAGCCTGTACACACAGCCTCCGACACAGTAACCTCGTCTGTGGCAGAGGCCAACCAGTAGGCCGCACTGCACATGGTGTCGCCCGCGTAGGTCTCTACCCGCTTGGCAGCTTTCAAAGCCTTCAGGGAATCGAGCGTCTCGGATAACCCTGCCACACTGCCTCCGCCGGAATCCACATCCAGTATCACCCGCCGGATGTTCTCATCGGCCTTCAACTGTTCAAACTGCCGTTGAAGAGTCGGGTAGGTGCATAGGCCGAAAAGTTGCACGATAAAATCAGGCACATCAATATTCAACATCGGCCCTTTGACCTGCACCACTGCCGTGTCTCCTACGACTTGGTACAATGGTTTGTCGGAATTGCTCTCGTCAAAACCGCCTGCCAACAGCTTGTCGTTTACTGCGGCTGCGATACCGGAGGCCGTCTGAAAAGCGTCTTCCGCCCCCGCCCACGCGAGGTTGTCTAAAATAATCATCTGTTCCCACCTTTTCCGCCGTTTTGGCTTTTCGCATTTTTCGGCGCGTCGGAGTTCAAATTCTGATTCAGCGTACCTTGTGAAGTCCCGCTGTAAGGGTTTTCCGTAACGGCCTGCGCCTGCTGCATGAAGAAAGTTCCCGACAGTTTCGGCGCACCTTCCGGGGGCAGCCTGCCCGTCAGCTTCAGTGCGGCATCCTCGTCGGAGATAATGCCGTAACTCAACAGTGCCAGCGTGTTGGACTGCGCCATCGCCCGGAAGGCTTCAAGCTCGCTTTCGGGGCGCAGGTCGATACGGTCAAAGGTAAATTCGGCATACACGTCGTACCCGTACAAACGGACGGCCAGCGTCAATGCCTGCGACAGCAAATCGTTGAGGGCGAACTGTACGCCTTCCGCCGACTTCATAAACAACAGGCTTTCCGTCGAAGCAATATTACTGGACGACGAACCCTGACCCAGAATTGACGGCAGCGTTTTCACGCCTGTGGCAATCTTGCCGTTGATAATGTCCTTCAAGGCCGACATTTCGGTATCAAACGACACGTTGCCGCGCGACAGGTATTCGACATCCAGTGTATCCAGTAGGACTAAAGCGTCCTCAGGTTGCAACCCGTTGATGTGGTTCGCTACTTCATCCACTACGCCTGAGAGGTATTCCTGCGTTTTTTGGGGCGTTTCCCGGTACTCGGGAGGCATGGCCGCCAACAACTCCTTGACACTCAATTTAACCTTGATGCGCGGGTGCAGCGCCTGACGAACCACACGGCGCAGGTCGTTCAAAAACTCCTGCATAAACAGTACGGGTTGCAGCGAAGCCTCCATCGGGCTGTTCGCGTAAGGTGTCATCAGGTCTTGGTCGAGGGAGCGGTAGAAGAAAGTCGGAATATCCAACGAAACTTCCTCGTTGCCCACCTTCTGCACCGGAGACAGGCCGTCCTTCTCCAGTTTAAAGTTGACGGTCGATACCGCCACGGGTTGCAGCTTCACAGGCATCCTGGACTTATCCAGTACCAACTCCAACGCCGCAGCCCCGTGAAACCGGAATTCCTTGGCCAATGCCTCGGCCACCGCTCGGACGGAAGGGGTATTGGAAAACCCTTCGCCGTAGTTGTTCAGGAAATCCAACCGGGTCAGCAGTCCCTGCAGGGTTTCTGTGGCCTCGGCGTTGAACGTACCATTCGGGTTCTTTGCCACCGCCTTGTATCCCGCCGTAACCGCCGTGCGGATATAGGCATCGACTGAAGCCGACAAGTCGGGGGAGGCCGTGGCGAAATCGCGGATGACGGAGGCCGTGTTGCGGCCTGTGCGGTAGGACGTAATGTCGGTGTTAATCAGGCTGCGGTCGGGCTTTGTCAGAGGTCTCCCGCTGCCGACGGCCGAAGTGGTGAAGTATGCGGGCAACCCTTGTGCTTGTTTCGGCACTTTGACTACATTTGCTCGCTGTGCCGCAGACGCACCTGCAGGCGCATCCGCTTTCGCAAATGCGCCGAAAGTCATCTTGGACAACACACTTCGCAGGCCCATAAATCATACCGTTCAAAATATGGAATAATTATACATATATTGTAGATAATGTACAACTTTTGTTCAGCTACGGACGCGGAAAGAACTGATAAACGGCGGCAGTGCAATCCTACCTTGCGGTAGGTGGTGTGCCATCTGCGCCGCGACATGGCAGTACAATAGTGCGTGATGGTAGTGGTCGTTTCCCGTAGTCTTAACCCAGACATACGAATCGGGTTCGGCTCCTTCCCCTTCCCCGTCAAACGCGCTACGCGTACTCCCTTGGCGCTTCATATCCTGCAGGTGGGCCTCAAACGTTACAACGTCATCTGTTCCGACTACCCCAATCTTGCCGGAACGAATATCATCCATCAGAATGTTAAGCGCAAAATTTCGATTGACATTCACTTGGCGCAAATCCAGCAGCGAACGCCCTTTATCCTCCTCGCGGTCTATCACACGGAAGGCCTCCATATTCTTTGACGACACATATACGGAACCGTAGAGATTATTGAAATTCTGTTGCAGCCGGTGAATGGTCTCCGTATACGGCATACTGTCTGCTACAATAGCCGTCGGGTTATGCCGGGCCACCAGCCTGGGAAGTTCATACTCTAAATCCGTATATCGGATAGCGTGAAGCTCAACAACATTCAGCCGCCCGTTACCGTCTGTAACACCGACGACCAAATGACAGGTTGTGCCCATATCTAGCCCGAATACCTTAAAGCCGTACAGCGGGGTTTTCCCGACTTCGCGCATCCGCAACAAATCGGCTTCGTTGATGCCGGTCTCCGAACTTTCCGCCGTCTCGCCCAAGTGAAAGTTAATAAACATCGACTTGTTCTTAAACCGCGTACTCCACGACACCAAATCGGCAGGGGAGATAATCTCAGGTGCATCCATCGGGGAAATCATAAAGCCGTCCGCTTCATAATTATCCATCTGGTTTTCGCAAATCCATTCACGGCGCTCAGGCAAGAGGCTTGGAACCTTCCCGCAGTTAGGGCAATGTAATTGCGTCTCCTGCCAGGGGATTCTTGCCAAGTCTTCTGCCGTTACCGACAACAAATCCCGGTTAAACCCCGGAATCCTCGCGTGGTCTAACCACTTCGGCACAAACCAATGATTGCAGTGTTCGCATTTGCAGTAGCAGTAATACCTCTTGGATACTTGAAATTTCGCGTCCACGCCGTAGTTCGGCAAAGTCGGTGTGGAAACGTAAGTCCAACCCCTCCAAGTTGAGGCCGTCAAACGTGATTGCAGGTTTGCCACCACCTCCATATCACTAAAATCATATTCATCGACAACGATTTCGTCGGCAGGGACTGAGATTACGTTCGTATTACTGCCCCCGTAAGTACCGTTCAAGTACAAAAAGCTGTGTCCGATTTGCTTTACGCTGGCGTTATCCAAAGCCTTACTAATCCGCGAAGACAGGTACGGGGAGCCTTGAATCAGGGGGTCAAACCTCGTCTTTGCAACCTTTTGCGCGAAAGAGGCCGTCGGCAGCGTGTGTATCACCGTGTAGGGTTCGCGCATACACATACGGGCAAGGTTGCGCAGCATCATTAGTTCGGAAATACCGATTTGCGAACATTTCTTAACAACCAACGTTCGTGCATCAGACTGCAAGATTCGTTGTTGGTACTCGCGCTTCCTGAAGGAAATGTGCCGCCCACGCAGTCTGAGGTTGCGGACGATGAACTCTTCCAAACCTACCGAAGCTGAGGTTTGTACCGATTGCCTCAACCGTGCCACAACATCCGAAAAATCCGTCCGCCTCATGCCGCATCCCTTAAAATATCCTCAAATATCTCCAGCAACCGTTCCGCGTCGTCCGCCTGCTTCAACGTATCAATAAACGCCTTTTCCAGTTTCCGTGCATACTCGATGTTGTATAAGTCGCTGTCCAAATCCGCCAACTGCTTGAGGGCATTTGTGGTTGCCGCCAGCACTGCTGCCGTCCCCGCCGTAGCGTTACCCATCTCCAGTTCGCGGTATGCTATATCCGCCGCCCGATTGCACCTTTGATAGTGCGCGGCCAACTCTTCCCCGATATTGATTTGACGGTCAATACCGAGGTTTTTATAAATCATGTCGGCCAACTCCCGACGTTCGTCGGTCGTCCAACCTGTAAAATCAAAAGTCTTCTTCATAATGTAGATATTATACGTTAATTGTAAATATTTCAAACAAAGAAAAAGACCGCCATCAGACGGTCTCCGCAGGATTTAAGTTACCCGCCGCGCCACACCATACGTCCCAACACCATCAGGCGGTCTGCGTCGGCATGGGACACCAGGATGGGCGCATACGCAGGATTGTAGCTAAACAAGACCAACCCGTCGGCGTTTATCTGAATTTGCTTAATATATAAGTTGTCCCGGTAAAACAGGGCGTAGATTTGTCCGTGCGCCGGCTCCGTATCCGAGGTGTCCAGTACGATTGTATCCCAGTTATTCAGTACAGGTTCCATACTGTCGCCTCTGACATACATGGCCTTCAGATTCTTCCTGTCCAAACCTTTGGCCTTCAACCAACCGTGGCGGAACCACAAAGGGTCTTCGTCGTTCGGCTTCTCTACCCATGTCGCATTACCCTCGCCTGCCGACAAAAAGGTATCGTATCGGGGTATCATAAACCGCGTATCCTTAGACGGAGGCTCGTCAGATACCAGCACCTCCGACCCGATAGGCGGGATATACGGCGTATCCCCGAAGCGCAGCCACTCGGGCTGAATCCCCAACGTATTCGCCAGATGTTCCCCATCCTCCACATAAGGTAGAGTGTGCCCTTTCAAATATGCCTCCAGCCGCTCCTTCGGAATAAAAGAGTTCTTAGCCACTTTTTCAAGTGACATACCCTTGGCTTCGATGGATTTAATCAGACGCTCGGCAAAACCCGCAAAACGCGGCGGGGCGGGAGGCGGAGGGGCATCGGCAGACAAACGTTCTTTGCTGCAAATAGGGCAGCCGTACTTTGAGTCCATCAGGCTTTTAAAAGATGACACCTCGGATTCACCGTGCAAATTACAAAAAATCCTACACGGACGCTTACTGCCTGCAAATGTCAGCAGCTTTTTTCCTGGGAATTTTTCTGCGTATCTTGCAGCGGCTTCTTCAAAAGAGAGCTTTTTAGTGGAGTGCCTTGCAGAAGAAGACTCTTCTGAGGGTATACTGTCTTCCCCGCAGATAGGGCACCCATTCTTCGACAGCATGGTGCTTCTATATGTTTTAGGCTGCTGTTCCCCATGTATAGGGCAGAGGATAGTACAAGGTTGTTGCACACCATTAAATGTTAGCAACTTCTTCCCCTGAAACTTAGATTCATAACGTGCGACAGCTTCCTCAAATGTTAATTTTTTAGCCATTTCATACTCTCATCAGCGCTTTGGCCTCTGGCCGGAGTTGTAACCATGCACAAGTTTTTGAAGTGCGGGTGTATGCCGACAAGGGCTTCAAATGGTGACAATTTGGCCTTCCCCACAATTTATCAACGTCAAACCCATTCGAGTGTAGGTGCTGCAGCAATAAACGGTCAGACAGAATATGCTTCTTTAGTTGAGCATCCCCTGTGGCGCGGTTAAAAATAGCCCACAACCGTGCACGCTGTATACCCATACAATAAAGAAGTTCGTGTTCCAGGTTTCCCGACTGCTGGAACAAAGCAACATTCTCTGCCCCTACATGTAAAACCAACGAGTTGAAGTTAGCTATAAAATTACTGCAACTTAACGGGTCAACCCTGTCGGTATCGCACACAACCATTACTTTAGCCGATTTATGAGGAATCACCCTAAGCAGGGTGAAAATTTTACGTCGGGGCAGACACCATAGATTCACCACCCTGACTTGCCCGATATAAAGGGCATTAACCAAAGCCCGTTCGGTTTCCCCTTCAACCAAGAAAAAATACTGCATAACTCAGTCTGCCCACATCAGTTTATCCAGGGGGGAGGTGTCGGGCAACGTATCAAAATAGTTATTTTTCACATAATTGGTCAGCACCCTGTCATTCTTGCTGAAGGTATTCTCCGGCTGCACGACTTCAGTGTGGCCGCCGTCTTTCCGCATAAACAAAAAGGTGTGGGGAGGGAGTCCCATATCCAAAATGTCGTAATTATGCGTCGTATAAAAGAACTGCGCAGTCGGTGAGAGCTTCTCAATTATCAGATTGAGGATATGCTGTTCCAATTGTGAATGGCTGTAAGCCATCTGTTCGTCAAGATAGTGTGTGCAACTCTCCCCACTACGCCCGGCATCTATCACACGGCCTATAAAATCAGTCAGTTTGATAGCGTCATAGGTCCCTTTCGAGAACCTGTTTGCCATACCCGCGCCACCCGCAATCTCACCTGCAGCGTCTATCAGCACACTGTCTCCGTTCTGGAACTTCAAAATATACCCTGAAGGGGATGCAGACTTCTCACCCTTCCTCTTAGCTTCCGAACGCGGAACAACGGCTTCCACCGACTCGATGGAATTATCAAAACACTTTAAAACCGAGAACATCAAATTAGGCGAGATATGTTTGCCTCTTTTGGAATCTTTATCCTCGTTCTTGTTTTCAGAAAACATAAACATCCACGAAAGGTCGGAAAAAGTTAAATCCGAAAAATCGTCCAATGCCTTAACCAACCCTGCCTCCGCACTGTCGATACGGATAGAGGATTTAGACAGTCTGCCTCCATGTACTCCCATCAACTTTTTTCTCGCTGCAGGGCAACTGTCATTCAATCCGATAGGGATAGCCGAATATTTCAAACTCTCGGGTGTAGTTTCCGCATACTGAAAGGAAAATTCCAACAAGTGCAGGGTATTGTCAGCCGGTGTAACAAACTCGGCCAAGACTTTTGCAGGTTGTTCCTCGTCGCAGACAGCTAATGTCAGATAATTGGTAAGGACCTTCGAGGCTAAAAAATTCTCTACACCGCAGATGACCCTGCCCAGCGAGGTCTTACCGCCCGCATTCGTTCCGGAGATAATGCACACCCGCTTGAAGTTAAACTTCGGGCGTTTCGGCAGGAACTCGTCGGTAATGTTAGACCTCAGGTTCTTCCTGCGGTAGCTGAAATCAACCTCTGTATTGGAAAATCCGTATAAATTATCCAAATATAACCGTGTAATAATCATTTTACTTCCACCAATCGGAATTTATTACACGATTCTACACGAAGACCGCGCACGATAAAAGCCCCTTCAAGGGGCTTCGGAAACCTTTTTACATAACTGTTTAGTGTAAGGTGTTCAAACGGAATTTTGCCGAAAGCCCGTAGGGGGACTTGCAACCTGCAAGCCCCTTCACCTAAACAATATCCAAACAGCTTACGGCCGGTCAGTTTAATCTTTTACAGGTTAAAGCAGACAAATCATAAACCGTCCACCTGAGGTCAGCGGGATGAGACACCTTCTCGGCGGACTTTGCCTGTAGCCAGTCCAACAACGTAGGTAAAGTCAGGCAGATGGCAGGCTTTCCTCTCAGGCCGAACTTACGGTATAGGCAGTTGCCCGACAGTCGTTGCCTCTGAGTTTCCCACCTCAACTTGGATGCGCAGCAAGTATCCTTCGCACACACCAACAATCCTTCGTCCTTGTCGTGCATGACATGTATGTCGTGCCCGTTCACTTTAACCTTAAACGGTATGCCGTAGGGAATTTGGGGACTCTCGGGCAGAGGGCGGGGTAATCCCGCGCTTTGAGAACGAAGGTCGGCCACCTGGGATTCCAGGGCGGATAGGCGGTGCGAAAGGCCGGAGATAGTTGTAGGTTGAACGTTGTGCGAGGTCTCTTTTTCCAGCACATCCAGCACCCAGCGGCGGAATTCTTTAGCCACTTTGGTTCGTGCCAACATGCCGAGCAGATGACAGCCGCGCAGGCTGAATACGCGCACCTGCTGTTTGCCGCCTGCCGTGGGAAGTTCGATGACTTGGGTCATGCTGTCGGGGAATTCATCGGCGTTACGGTCATAAAGTTTTGCCATATCTGATGATGGATTTTTATAACCTAAGGCACTTCCAATCTGGAAGCTCCTTAACCAAGGCTGGCCGTTGATGTCGGTAATTTGGAAATCGGTGTCTTTAAAAGAAAGAGATAATGCGTTCATGACGAACTCCTATTAGTCTGATTAAAAGAAACCCCTGAAAGGGGGCGGGCTTCAATCACCGCTAATAGTCGGCTCACGGTATTCCCTGTTACGGTGTTGTATTTCCGTGTATAGACCCGTCTTTGAAATCTGTAAGAAAGTCATGCTATTAGCTTGATGACTTTATTATACACAAAACGTATTAAATATACAAAACAAAGAGGCCCGACAGAGAGGAGTGTAGTCTCTGTCGGGCATTTGCAACTTCCATAAAGAAACATCAATAAGTAAGCAAGTAAATAATATACATATTATGTATATAAAACAAGTAGGTTTAATAACCTTTACGGATTTAAGTAAATTATTTACACTTATACCACCTCACCGAGAGGTTATTACAAAGGAACAATCAATGAATATCAAACTTCTTGCGGCAGCCGTCGCACTTACTCTGTCGACAGCAGCTTTTGCCTCGCCCGCCGTAACCTTAGACTACGCCCACTGGCAGGCGCGTGCGGGTGGAGAAAACGGACGTACATCCGGGGTAGGTATCGGCGTCGAACAAACGTCGGAGAGTATCCCAAACGGCTTTTACGGACGGTTTGAATACGGACACAGCAGCAAATCCGATGCCGATTTCTATGAAATACAGGCGGGTTATTCACATAACTTCGTACAGAAAAACGGACTCTACCTCAACGGCAAAATCGGCATGGGTTATGCCGTAGCCGACGTAAAACGTTTCCGTAACCGCAACAACTTCCTCACGCTGCCGGTAGGCGCGGAGGCAGGTTGGCAGTCTAACGGCGGGTTCGGTGTGTACGCCGGTGTCGGTTACAAATGGGCATTCGACCTGACTTCCGAGAACTCGTGCGCCGATGGGTGGCAGTCGAACAGCAACGGGCGTGGGACGTGTTCGCACCACGGCGGCATTTCCCATGCCAACGACAAAATAGGAACCGTCAAAGGTGCGACGGCGAACGTCGGCCTGCGGTATTCTTTCTAAGGGCGACAAAGGCCGCCTGAAAACGTTTTCAGGCGGTCTTTTACGAGTATGTGCTCAATGGTCGGCAGCGGGGGCAGGTGTATCTGTTTGAGGGCTAGACCCGTCGGACGGCTTCCCGTACCGTTCTTCGTAGGCTTCCACAGTCAGAAAATAAACCGGCGCATCCGTAAGGTAGTCCAAGGAGCAACGGCTTACATCGCCCTCCAGCGTCAACCTCAAACCGTCCAGCAGCCGCGCCGTGTCGTATTCCCCCAAAGGCTCGTCCGACGGATGCCAGACAATAAAAATATGGAACCGGCAGGCTTGCAAATCAGGCAGTCCCTCCAGCATCTGCCTCGAGCGCACCTCCCTCAGGATGAAATCCGTATCATGGATTTTAGCCCTCAACTCGTTCTTTATCTCTTCCTCCGCCCCCAACCTGTCCGCCACCCTATTGCGTTCCGAACGGGGAAAAGGAGACAAATCTAGGGCTTTAAGGGTTTCTTCACAACGTCTGTGTTGCGCGGCCAAATCGGAAAACTCAACCAATAACAGCGTATCTTTATACGGTTGGAGGTAGTCGCAACTTTTCGGCATGCCTCCGTTGCGGTCAAGTATCCTCAATGCAGACTTTATCCCGTGCTGCCCGTCCAACTTATAACCCTCAGAGGTCAGAACAATCGGGCATTCGGGGATTTCATGCTGCATCAATTCTTTAAATTCGACGATATTCCGCATTACGGCAACCTGTCCTGAAGCACCTTGAGGTACGGTTCGCCCAGTACTTTTTTGGCTTCCCTGATACCCTGCAAAACGGTTTTGTCGTGCAGGGTTTCACCTTCGGTCGACAGCCTGTTGATACTGACCATCTCCCATACCCCGCCGTCCGAACCCTCTACAACGGCCTCCAAACGGTGCAACATGTCCAAACTGTGCGTCGCAATCACGACATTGACCCCTGCCCGACCCAAATCCAGCAATACGTCCAACATCGCGTGCTGCCAAGTGGTGTGCAGGTTCATTTCCGGTTCGTCGATAAACAGGAAGCTGCCCTTGTTCAACACGTTGCGCCGCAACAGCAGGGCTATCATCCCCATATTGGAAATGCCTGACGAAGCCATGTTCAACGGAACGGGATTACGGCCTTCCTCTTGGTAAACAATTTCGCCGTTCGGCGTAATCGCCAGATTCCCCTTAATCAGCGTTTCAACTTTTTCCGCGATTTGTTCGAGGTCTTCCGACACACTGGGCAGGTTGGCTTCCAAAAGCTCGTCCAAATCGTAGAAATACTTGGGTACGGGGTTAACCGCACCCCTCCGCAGCATATTCATCCGCGATATGCGGGAATCGCGCAGGACATTCCTCATCTTGTAATAGACGGGGGACTCCAAGTACACCACGTTTTTCAAACTATGCAACTCGTTCAGCAGGCTGTGACTGACCTTGAATTTGATGCCGCCATCCGTACCCACCTGAATTTCGGCCGTATCGTCATCCATTCCGAACCTCGCAGGCGCGTCGGGATTCTGCAGCAGGCGTGGCAGGTCGGCCACTTGGAAGTTTTCCGAGAACGCCTTCTTCAGTCCATTTTCCAAAGAAGATTTATAGACGGAGAGCCAGTCGTCCAAACTGTCTGCAAACGCACCCAACCTCGCCTGTAATTTCAAAAATAAAGGTTCGACGGCCTTCATCTTCGTCCCCTTCCCCGCCCGCAGGTGGCTTCCGAGACGGGCAACGTCATCCTCCAGCTTTTCCACATCGGGAACAAACGGCTTCAACAGGTCGTCGGACTTCAAGAGTGCCAAGAAGTCCAACCTGACTGCTATTTCACGCTTCAACCTCTCCAACTTAAACTCGAAATCCTCCAACAGCAGCTCGTCCTGCGCGGAACGTCGGGGGATGCCGTCCCAAATCAGTGAGACCAACCTCTCCAGACTGTTGAGGCTGTTTATCAGATAGGCGGACACAACGTCTTGATTCAGCGTGTGCAGGATGCTGTACAGTCCTCGGGTAATAAAACTCTTGCCGCTGGAATTGCATCCGGTAATGACCGTAAAGGGGCGGATAACGAGCGAGGCATGGGAAATTTTACCAAAATTCCTAATGTTTACATTTAAATTCATTATAATCAGTACTTTGTAAAAGTAAGATTAGTATTCTACAGTATTTAACAATAAAAATAAACCCGCCGTAAGGCGGGATGGAGGTCAGTTGTCGGCAGCAGGCTGCTTCAACCCTGTGGTCTCAAGGTCTTCAATGAATGCCTTAATATTGGCCTGCCCTGCCCTGTTGCGGGCTTCAATGAACCTTACAGCACCCGCAAACGCGTAGTCGCCGGGAACTTCACCCTCTGATGTAATATCTTTATCGTACAGCAAATCGCCGGTAGCTCTATCGATTATCCTGTAATTCACAACAACCGAAGTTTTAAATCTCACACTCGTACCGGGAGATTGGAATTTTAGAATTTCGACCATCAAACTGACTTTTTGCGGTGCATCATCTTTAAAAATCAGGGATTTAACCAGCGCAGATTCCAGCGAACCCTTGAAGGACTGTTTAAAAGAAGCCTCGGCAACGTTACCTCCGAACCCAATATCAATACGTCCTAACTGCCTGTCCGGTTTGGCTGCATCAACATTGACGGACTTCAACTCCGCGTCCAGCCTATGTTCGGCACGACCTATTTCAGGTGTGAAATTAAGCGGTGGGACAGCCGTGCATCCGGTTATTAGGGCGGCACAAACGGTTACGGTAGAGAGGCATCGGAGGTTCATCGTAGATTTTCCTTTGTCAATAGATGAAAAAAGGCCGTCGTCCGACGGCTTTTATTTGTCCCGCCCGTAAGGGTACGGGCAGGAGGTTAATTTGTTTTTGGGTTAGTGTAATTTCGGAGAAGCTCAAACCCCTTAAGCATCTTCTGAAGCGTCTTCATCACAGGGTCGTTGTCCGAGGGTTCGGGTATAGGTTCGGGTATAGGTTCGGGGCTTGAATTAAGATTTCATATACTTCCGGTACCTGTTTGAGCGAGCTTTCAAAAGCCGCACCTCTACCGCCATCAGGGCTTCACAATAAACCTCAATTTGTCCGAAATAAATCAGATTCATATTTTCATCGAAAAAATTTGAAATCCTGAGGTCTTTTACAGGCACACCCAATAGCGCCTTCCTCGAGACGTCCGGCAAATTACTAAGGAAGGATTTAACTGTCCCTCGTTTCACTCTACCTTTAACTTCATTTAAATACAATAGCTTAAATGTATTAAAAGTGATTAGGAGGGTCTTCGATAAAGCTGTGTCGAGAGTTTCTCCAACCCTTTCCCCGTCCGCATAAACCACAACCTGTCTTGGGGATATACCCTTCTTCGGAGGCTTCTTCCTTCTAAGGGGCCGTCTGTTACTTGGGGCTAAAATCTTCTCAGGTGCCGTATCGGTTTGACGCCCAGCGGATTTTTCTATTGGTGGTTGAGCCTTTTTGTAGGAATTTACTTCCCTTTCGGATGCGGGCGGGGACTTCCAATCGTTCTGCTCCAAAGGTCTGACAGTGAGAACCTTGTCAGGGTTTTCGGAGTCTATCAGTAAGGTATCCTTGTAGATACACAAACGACCTGCAAAGTCCTTCCACTCGGATTTGTAGGTCGAAAACAGTTCTAATTTTTCGTCGTGCGGCGTATAAAGTGTCAGGAACACCCCGGACTTTCTAAAGTCTACACGCGACAGCGTGCCCAATTCAAACGTATTGCTACATAAAAGACTTTTCATCTTTTCACGTTGGGAAGATTCTTTAATACCCGCCATACAAGGATGTATCGTCCAAGGGTAGCCCATGACATCACACCAAAAACAGCCGTCGTTAGACCTTACAAAGTAGCACCTTTCCCCGCAAACGGGGCAAGTGGCTTTATGGCTGCGCTGCCTTACGTCGGGCTGCAGCCATACGGAGTAGTGAAGAAACCGACCTCCCCCGTTGAGTTCATAACGTCTTTCGGCCACATTATCACTGTCATCCGTATATTCGTTACCGAGATATACGGGATGGCCGTTAATTGTCCGCCACCCGCTGCCCATCGCCGGTTGTCCTTTTATAGGTAATTTCCACGTTTAAGGGCGTTGATAATCTCCGTCGCCCGATGCCTGAACTCGGCATCGGAAAGCGAATCTGGTATGGAATACAGCGCTTCCAACAACTTTGCTCTCCCAGAATGCTTCTCCACCATACGTTTAGCGGCGTGCGACGCTGCTGCCTCTTTGCCGCACTCGGGACAGCCCTGTCTGGAATTTATCAGGTTATGGGCGGTGGACAGTCGTTGCCTGCCGTGTATGGGGCAAAGGATAGTTACAGGGTGTTTCAGCCCTCCAAACTCCAAGACACGGTAGTCTTTGTCGGGGAATCTGTTACTTAAGCGCTGTTGGAACTCCTGCAGTGTAATCGCCATATTCACACAATCTAAATTATTGTGCCTTATAGGGTAACACAAAAAATAGAAATTTGAAATTTTTCGCGAGGAGCCTGCTTGGCAACGACCGTCGCCCGCCGTACAAAAAGCGTATACGTCAAAACATTTCCTTATAAATCAACATATTATTACAACATATTGATTTACAAGGAAATAAAAGTATTGCGCTATGTATGCCGCAATATGTACAATGCGAAGCATAGAAAGACAGCAAGGAAGCAACAAAGCACAACAGCTTTACTCTTCTTTACATTACTAGGTGTTGTACATCATCCTAGTTAATGTATAATGACAAACATCAAGGCAGGAATGATGGATGCGGGCGGATGCCCTACCCCATACCCTCGCAGGCTAAGGCCTGTTAAGCCGCCCCCGTTCTGTAACAATCAGGAATCCGCGCCTACGGCCTTCATACGTCGCCCGTCTAACCACATGCAACGTATGAGAGGAAACAATTTAAAGGAACTGCCCAAATGTACCGGGTGGGTTTGCCCTATGCCGCGCTATCGGCTAAATAGGCAAATCACGGCTAAATAAAATGGCACGCCGTCCGTCTGCCCGTGTTGTGGGAAATAAACAGATGAATGGCATTTAACAATTAACACACGACTACCTGTTTTAAGGCAGTCAAACTATTACTTTTTTTCAACAAAGCCGCTAATTACCCGTTAGCGGCTTTTTAACTAGCAAAAGGATATTATCATGACTTACGAAAACTTGACAATAGCTATTAAAGAATTTGTAGCAAATGAAAAGGCATTTGATGCCGCCCGTGTGGACTACTACGCAGCACACCGACAAATACAATCGGCGGTATTTTCCGCCATTGCCGACTTAACAGCAGAATTCACCGCCGAAGCCGCAAAAACACTCTACAAGGTTTTAGAACCTTTAGGCCAAATGCGCCTGAAGAGTTTACTGGGCACACGCCTGTACACCGAAGATGGAAACTTTGCAACAGCGGAACAATTTATCACCATAAAGGCGGAAAAGGGAATTATAGACGTGAAAAATCACGTCCGTCAGGTATGGGTACAAGCGTTTGCCGACGGTGAAAACATAACGATTACACCTAAACCTGCCGAAAACTGCAAGAAAGCGGGCAGCCTGAAAGAAGCCTTTGCCATAATGGAAAGCGGCAAATACAGCGGGCAGCCGCCTGTACTGACCAAGCCAAAAGCTGAAAAGTCCGAAAACCAACGCGCCGCCGCCAATCTCAAGAAATACGCGGCAGGTATCGAAAAAATCCTGTCAAACGCAAACGAAACACAATTGAAAACGCGCTTCCAAGTTCTAAAAGCCGAACTGGACAGATTGGCCGCTGAAATAGAGGCAGCCGACGACGTAGGAAGTTTGTCAGAAGCCGCCTGATAACCGACGGGCAACGACCGACACCTATCAGTCGTTGCCCTTCAAAGGAAGAAAATGGAAAGCAAAATCAAAGCCCTACCCTCATGGGTAAGATTTACCGACTTCTGTCCGCTGAAATTAGCAAAAATCCCCCGCCGGTCGTTCAACGGACGGCGGGAATATTTTGCCGCCCTCTTTCAGAATAAGGACAATCCCGCAGTCCAACGGGCGATAAACGTCGCCCTTGCAAAGGCTAAAACCGAACAGGCGGAACGGCAGGCGTTTAAAGCCGTCTTTAAGTCAGCACCCGCCTATATCCGTGAGCAATTCTCGGAAAACGCATATCAAAAGCCCCAAATGCGGCTTAAATTTGCCCGCATAATGAAACGCTATAACGATTCATCATCCCACGCCGCCTATGGCTGGGGTGAAATGGTAAATGGCAGGCAGGAGCGCACCACAGGAATCGCCGCAATCCTCGCCGTCCATCAGGCGAAAGCCGCCTGCCGACGGGCGTAAACCGACGAAGGCCGCCCTAGAGAAGGCGGCCTTTATTCATCGACCGTCCCCTTAAGGCCAAAGGGCAACGACCGTCATTCGTCGGTCGTTGCCCATATTTCGTGCCGGAACCCTGTAACCGCGAGAGGGGAAACACGCTAAACAGTCCACGAGGCGCGGTTGAGTTTGCAGGTTTCTAAAGAGAACCTGACCGACGGGCGGCGGCTACCGCCCATAAAACACCGTAGGACGGCCGTAGAGCGTCATCCTACATTCGTAAACCGTCATAGGACGGCCGTAGAGCGTCATAGGACAGCGTTCGACCGTTACCCTACCTACCCCATTAGGAAGGGGTCGAACGTCGGCCTACGGCCGTTCTACGACGTTCTACGGCAATTTGAGATTAAATTTGAGAAAGGAGCAACATTTTGAACGAAGTAACAACTTTCGGACACGTCCGGTACATCGAAATGTACGGCAAATGTTTCATAAACCTAGTGGATTTGGCACGCATGTTGGGCATTTCGGACGACAAAGCGTTCCGTGCAAGATTTAGTAAGGCCATTAAATACTGCGGCAGGCTGTTCATCGAAACGTCGGACATACAGAGGTATCTTCGCAGAAGTCGGATGGATGACGAGAAGATAGAAGCCGTCCGACTCCTGTTGACGGACTTGGAAAAGGCAACGGGCGGCGAACAACAGGCAACGGGCGGCGGGCAGCCGTCGGGTTTGAAATCGAATCCAGTTGAACAACCGTCGGAAATCGGGCAACAGCCGTCGAACTTCGGGCAACAACCGTCGAACTTGGGGCAGCCATTCGGTTTGAAACTGAATCCGGTTGAACAACCGTCGAACGTCGGGCAGCAATCGGGTTTGAAATCGGGTTTGAAACCGAATCCGGTTGAAAAGTCGTCGGAAATCGAGTTGATAAGGCAGGAAGTAAACCTGCTTTGGAAGGCCGTGGGACGATTGACAGCCTTAAGCGGGCAGGCGTAGGGGACGGTCGTTGACTGTAGGGCTTAGGCGGCCTGACAGCGTGTGTGCGTGAAATCAGCCGCCTGACAGCGTGTGTGCGTGAAATCAGCCGCCTGACAGCGTGTGTACGTGAAATCGGCCGCCTGACAGCGTGTGTACGTGAAATCGGCCGCCTGACAGCGGGTGTGCGTGAAATCGGCCGCCTGACAGCCCTGCGCCCGATAGATTTTTTTTCGATTATTAATACTTTAAACATCGAAAGTAAACCGTCAAATACCTGTCAGAAATTTTCTTGTGCACGAAAAAACGAAAATCGATTTTCCGTAGGATTTTGAAGGGTGGGTTTTTCAGAAACCCAAAATTTGACAAAATGCCTGCCCTGTGCATCTGCCCAATATTTAATCAAATGCTTAAATATTAGTCAAATTTGAATCACACGGCTGCCAAAGACGCAAGAAATTTAACGCGTACTTACACAAACCGTTGTAGTTTTAATGTAGTTCATTTTTCGTCTTCGGGGGTATTATCAGAGCTTGGGGGGTCATTGACCCCAAAATCGAGACCCTCTTCGGGGGTATTATCCCTCATTTTTGCATAAAAGCAACACTGCAATGACTCCCTAAAAAAAATATTTTTGGGGGTATTGTCGGATTAAACGGGTCATTATCGAAGTCTGACGGGTCATTATTTTCGGACACCACCGTCGTCCGTCGGAAAACGCTCTAAAAAATTACAGCAAACTACAAAGATAATAGCCCGTTTGCCTGTCCACAATGACTCCCCAAGCCCTGATAATAGCTCCCCTAGCGCCTATAATTTAAGCAGAAATCCACGTTAATGACCCCTTAATTCGTAAAGAAACGTTAACGACCCCCAATCGGCACCTGCTTGAAGGGCTATTAAACGACCGAAATTTCAACCCATTTTGCATAAAACGAGGCCTCATGATAGTTTTTTCCAATCAAAAAGACATCAACCAGTATGTCAAACGCCTGCTGAAGCATCGACCGTGGGTCTTCGTCCGTCGTTCGTCGCACGTCATATTAAAGCACGAATCCGGGCGAACGCTGCCCGTCCCCTTCAGCCCGTCCGACCGACGGGCTTTTTTGAACTTTAAACAGGCTGTCCAAGCCATAGACCCTCATTAGGAGTGACAGAAAATGGAAAACCAGATACAGAACCAAACCGAATTTAAATGGTTAAACCCTGAAGAAATGACCGCCGACGACCTTCTCTCGTGGAGCAACCTGCTAGACTATGTGTTCTCTTTCTATAGTGGAGCGTTCGATTCCGTATTCCGCCCCCAACTACCGTCGTTCATGAGTCCTGTCGAAGATTACTACGATGAATGTCTGAACAAGCTCCAAGGCGGCGAATGGCGGCCGTTGCCCTACCTTGCAGACGAACCCCTCAAGGACGTGCTGGCACGCTACCTCCCGCACGCTAGTGTTAAGAATCCTGCGCTCGTGGCATACTGGCAGAACGAGGATAAACTGAGCCGGAAGATTGAATCCGTAATCAAACCTGCGAAGTTCTACGCCTCATTCGTAGACGAGAATGCTCCGTCCACAACTTTGGACGACATTGCACGAAGCCACAGGCTGCTGCTGCAACCTGCCGATATTCGTGTGAAGTTCGCCACCAACGACGACCTTCAGATGTGGCGCGACGTTTATCGTTCGTGCAACATCAAATCGTGTATGAACAACACTACCTACGGGGTAACTAGAGGCGACACCTACAAATGTTATGCGGCGGCTGCACACGACTTGCCTGATAACGGGCTGCGTTTGGCGTGGCTGCCGCTTCTGAGAGAACCAGACGACCCTGCACAAGCCGTATCCCGCGCCATCGTCCACGAACCTTCGATGACCTATGTCCGTGTTTACGGGGATGAAGAACTTGAAACGTTGCTGGTCGAATTAGGTTATAGAAAGGCCTTCGGATATCCCGAAGGCCTTATTTTATATACGGAGTATCTTGACGAAGACGAAGCCGACGATCTGTTAGATGAGTGTATCGAAGGCTGGCTGGCCCCTTATGTGGACGGCGAACTCGTCACTGCAAGATTGTCTAGCTTAGACGGGGTAGATTGTTTTTTACTCGAATCCGACGGAGAGTACGAATTGCAGGAAACCACAGGTGTGGTTTCGTTAGGATGCGAGTGCCCGTCCTGCGGCGAGCGTTGTACTCATTTAGACCGCGAACTCTTGGTAGACGGCGAATTTCAATCGTGCTGCGCGAGTTGTTATAACGACGGATACCGTGCGCAATACCTAGGCGATACAGTTGATTTGGGTATAAATGAAGGGCCTCCCGTCAGAGTACTGCTGTCGGACGGAAGCGAATCTGATGACAGATACGTCGACAGTTCTAGGAATTTCGACTATTACGGCATCGTGTGGTCCTATTACCACGACGAGTACATATTCATTGAGGATGCGGTCGAGGTCGACGGGGAACTGGTGTTGCCCGACGCTGCAGATGTAACCTACCTGAACTATTCAGGTGATTACGCATGGGACAAGGATGTAACTTATATCGACGTTGTAGACGCTTATGTACTGGATGCCGACCTTGAGGATTGGGAGTTCAACGGCGAGGTTTACTCGCTGCCTGTCGAAGGTTTGTGCGACGAATTTGATACGTTGGTGGCCGAATTTAAGGCCGGATTGGAAGCTGAATTGGAAGAGGAAGTAGCGGCATGAATGATTTGATTCGTATTTTGGAGTGGGTTCGGCCGCACGGGTCGAAATCGGAAGAAGATTTTGTAAAATGGTTGCATAATAAAATCAAGGGCTTAGGTTATAAGCCCTTTTTTGATGCCCATCAAAATCTATGGGTCGTCCATCCTACGTCGAGGGTCTTGTTTACTTCGCATACCGACACGGTTCATGCGGCGAAAATCAAGCAGAGTTCGCAGGAGGTCGTTTTAGACGGCGTAACGGGACATTTTATGCTTGGGCAGCCCGAACAGGGACTTGTACTTGGTGCTGACGACGGTACGGGCATCTGGCTGATGTTGCAGATGCTGGCCGCCGGTGTAGAGGGTTCGTTCGTCTTCTTTAGGGCGGAGGAACTCGGATGTATCGGGTCGACCGCCGCCCTACGGGGGGCGCCCGACTTGTTCGACGGTTATGAGGTGGCCGTCGCTTTTGACCGTAAGGGCACGACCGACGTTATTACGCATCAATGCGGCAGTCGTCGGTGTTCGGATGAATTTGCAAACGCTTTGGCTGCTGCGTTGAACGACGGCAGCGGATTCAAGTTTGCGCCGTCTGATAGGGGTGGTCTGACTGATACTTCGGGAATGGGCGGGGTCATCCCGGAATGTACGAATATCTCCGTCGGATACTACGACCAACACACTTGTCTTGAGACGCAGGATTGGGCGTTTGCCGAGGCTTTGGCTAAAAAGTTGATTCAAATTGACTGGCAGTCGCTGCCCGTCGTGCGTCAGCCTGAGGACGACGACCGTTGGTACGATGATTATGAGGACTACTACGGTTACGCTGCATACGGAGTTAGTGACGAACTTGAGTTGTTCGCACTTGATGTGGCGAAGCATGGGCGGGATGTTGTCTCTGAATTGGTCTATAGCGACCCCGAGGCCGCTATTGATTTTCTAATGGAATTATGTTTGGAGGTGGCGTAATGACTCCTGATATTTTTCAAAGTGTTAGGGTTCAATTTTACGAATTGTGCAATTACTCGGGATATATTGCTGCCGACCTGCCTTCGGAGTTGTTCGGTGGCGGGGGTTTTTATGTCTACAACAAGGACGCTGAGGACGCGCTGGAAGAGTTGGGAACGTTCAACTGTCTTGGGGTTTTGCAGAATTATGAACAGACTGAGTTTGGAGCGGTTCATACTAACCTTGCCAATCCTTGTGAGGTGGCTGACGCTTTGTTTTACATTATCGGTTGTGAGGTGTTCTACCGCATATTTGGAGAGACTGAAGTTTGCGACGAATTGTGGAACGAGCGATTGACGGCCGACGACCTTTGTTCGATGGGTGATACGGCACGGAGGTGGTTCGAGACCCATCCCGATTGGTTTGACGACGTATGGAAGGATTTGTAAATGGTTGAATCAAAAGTTGAAACGTATGACCAAGAGGCTTCGTTGGAGTACCCGTATCTGGCGAAGTCTGATGCAACCGGTGCGATAGTATTGTTTGAAGCTCCTCGTATGGGATGCATAGTCCACAAAGGCGGATGTGCTTACCCTGTAGGATACTACACGACTTCGTGGAGTGAGGATGCTTTCACACCGCTGCCTAAGGGTAGCAAGGTTATTTTGGAGCAGTCGTGAATAGGTCTAAGGGGTTGAGGTTTGATGAAAACCGGAGGTATTTCGACCGGCTGAACCTTGCGATTATGAGTCAGTGTCGGAGTCCGGCGATTGCTGCCGTAAGTTCCGAACCCGTTTCAGACACTGTTTGGGATGCTTTAGTCGAGCCTTTTGATAACGCTTTAACCGCTATGGAGGAAGGTAAGGCAACCTATTGTAACTACTGGCACTGCATACTGACACTATCGCTGTACTGTTATATGCTGAAGTACGTCTTGTCGCATGAGAAGTTCGGGTTTGAAGTTGAAAGCTATACCGAAGGTTGGGTGAAGGAGCACGAACGTCTCTTGTCGGTTGCCGAGGGTCAGTACGTGGAAGTTTTGGATTCAATCGGCAAACGTCATGCAAAAGTCGGCAAATACGGTATGACGGGCGACGAACGTCGGTTGTTGGGCGACTTTAGACGAGGTATGGACGACCTGTTGTCTTGGGGTTCGATACGGATGGTCTATCATGCAGTGAAAGGTTATAAGCAGTTTTTGCTTGGTGTTGAGAACCGGCGGCGTAAGCAGTTGGGTAAATAACAGACAGACCCGTTCGATTTAATCTCGAACGGGTTTCTTTTGAGGTTATGAAATGTATAAGATATTGAGTTTTATAGTATTTTTTACAATTATTGCAATATGGGCAGCCCCCGACGGAGGGCGTTCGCAGCAGGCCGGGCAGCATAAGGAGTGGGACGCGGAACAGACGCGGCGTGAAGTGGCTGCAAGTGTGGCCCATATGAAATTGATGAATGAGATAGAAGCCGAACAGGCTGCCAGGGAAGAAGCACTTGTTAAAGAATTTGAGGAAGCTGACCGCACCGATTGGCATCCGCCGTATGAACCGACAGGGGAATGAAATGAAATACGAAATTTTAAAAGATGAATACATAGAATTTGATGGTAGAAAATTGTACCGAATCAAAGCATTAAAAGGTTTTCGCAATGTAAAAAAAGGATCTGTCGGCGGCTATATTGAGTCCGAACAAAACTTATCACAAGAAGGCGACGCATGGGTATCCGGCAACGCACAGGTATCCGGCAACGCACAGGTATACGGCGACGCACGGGTATACGGCGACGCACAGGTATCCGGCGACGCACGGGTATACGGCAACGCACGGGTATACGGCAACGCATGGGTATACGGCGACGCACATGTATACGGCAACGCATGGGTATACGGCGACGCACAGGTATACGGCGACGCACGGGTATACGGCGACGCATGGGTATACGGCAACGCATGTGTATCGGGCGACGCATGTGTATCGGGCAACGCATGGGTACTCAACAGACGTTCCGTTGTATGGTTTTCCAATGTCGGCACCGAAAACGGCACTTTGACAGTTTATTGCGGCAAAAACGGGCTGATAGCCACACGCGGTTGTTTTACAGGTAGCGTGGAAGAGTTTTTAGCCAAATCCGCCGAAGTACACGACGAAAAAACCAAACGCGAGTACGAATTGTTAATAGAGGTCGCCCGCAGCCGGCTGGAAGAAGCGCAAGGCAATATAGAGGATGAGTAAGCCATGCCCCAAATCATCACCTGCTCCGCCTGCAAAAAGGCAAAGCCGGAAAGCGATTTCGCCTTACAGAAAAATGGCTTACGGCAAAAACGATGCCAAAAATGCACGGAGCGGCAGACAAGGTACTACTACAAACGCAAGGCGGAAAAATACCTCACACCGAGCGAAGTAAACAAATTTCCGCCCATGCCCGAGATTTTAAAACCCGCCTACTGGCACAAATACCAATGATAAGGGGCAAACATGGACGAGATGATGTTTTATTGCCAAGTCATGCAGGAATTGCACAAAAAGGAAACAAAAAATGAGCGTAACGACTTTTATATTGGGCGAAAGCGGCACGGGAAAGACCGCTTCGATGCGGAACCTGAAGCCCGAAGACACGGCACTGATACAGGTTGTCAGAAAGCCTCTTCCCTTCAAGCCGCAGGGATGGGCCGTATCGGCGGAACAAGATGAAGGCGGGGCGTTAAAAGCCACCGGCAACCCGGGAAACATCTACGTTACCGACGATTCCGCGCAAATCTGCGCCATCCTGCCGAAAATCAAAAAAGACATCATCGTGATAGACGACTTCCAGTACATCATGGCGAACGAATTTATGCGCGGCGTAACCACCGAGGCGAAAGGCAACGAACAATTTATGAAGTTCAACAAAATCGCCCGCCACGCATGGGATATTTTGCAGGCCGCCGCCAACCTGCCCGACAACAAGCGCGTCTACATCCTGTCGCATACCCAAACCGACGACTTCGGCAAAACCAAAGCCAAGACCATAGGCAAGCTGCTGGACGAAAAAATCACGCTCGAAGGCCTGTTTACCATCGTACTCAAAACCGAAGCGGCCGGCGGCAAATATGTTTTCCACACGCAAAACAGCGGCAGCGACACCGTCAAAAGCCCGATGGGGCTGTTCGATGCCGACACCGTAGACAATGATTTATCCGCCGTAGACAACGCAATCCGCACCTACTACGGCATCACAACCGAAAAGGAAACAGCAAATGTACAAACTCAATAAACAAGACGCCATCGCATACGACCAACGCGGCGGCTACATCAACGAGGCGGGCAAATACAAAACCGTCATCGAATCGGCCGTCCTGCACATCGGCCAAAACAACAACGGGCGCAGCGAAAATCTGAAATTGTCCGTCATCGATGAACAAAAGCGCAAGGCAACCTTTTTCATCAACACCAGCTACAGCAACGGCGTACAGAACGAAAGCGGCCTGCGTACCGTCAGCGCGATACTCGCCTGCCTGCGGATGCACGACAGCGGCAACGCCGTACCCGCCCAAATCAAAGAATACAACCGCGACACGCAGCGGGAAGAGTACGTATCCCGCGACTGCTTCGTTTCCATGCACGGCAAACCGCTCGGAATCGTCGTCCAAATGGTGCATGAAGACGGACGGGACAACCCTTCCCCACACCTGTACAGCGTGTTTGAAGCAGACACCGAACTGACCGCAGGCGAAATCATGCGGTCGGAAACCCAGCCCGTACAACTGGGGAAAGTCATGGCCTATATTGCCAACAAACCGATGGTAGACAAACGCAAGGCACAGACAGCCACACCGCCTGCCCCTCCGGGCCGTCAGGCTCCCGCCACACCCGCGCAACCCGTAGACGATATCGACGACGATATCCCTTTTAACTAAGCCCGCCGTCAGGGCGTTAAACCAGACGGACACATACCCCAATGACACCATGCCGTCCAAACCATACGGACGGCAGAAAGGAAACAAAAATGAACATCACACTATACCAATGCGCAGAAGACGTCCGCGCCGTACTGGACGCACACTTCGACAGCGACACCGAAGCCGCCGACACCTTGGAGGCCGTCATCGGACAATTCGAAGTCAAAGCACAATCAGTCATCGGCTACTACAAAAACATAGAGGCGGCGGATGCCATGCTGGATGCCCACATCAAACAAATGCAGGAAAAGAAAAAGGCACTTTCAGGCCGTCTGAAAAGCCTACACGAATACCTGGGCAGAAACATGTTGGCGGCAGGCATCAAAGAAATCAAAGCCGAAGACGGCACGTTCAAAGCATCGTTCCGCAAATCGAAAGCCATCGAAATTCTGGACGAAGCCCAAATTCCCACCGAATTTATGGTCGAAAAAATCACATACGCGCCGAATAAAACCGCCATCAAGTCCGCAATCGAAAATGGGCGGGAAGTGCCGGGGGCAAAACAAGTAGAACGGCAAAACCTGCAAATCAAATAAAGGGTAACCCATGACACAGCAACCCCAACAACTCAAATTCGGCGACCGTGTGCGCTGCAAACAAACAGGCGCGGAAGGCCTGATTATCGACACAGGCAAAACCGCCGCGTGGATTATCTGGGAAGGGCAGAAATGTTCGAATTTTTATGCCTACGGCACTTTTGAACCCATCCCCCACCCCGACACCTCGCGCTTGGACTGGCTGTTTGAGAAAGACCACCACCTCCGTTCAAGATGGTGTACAGACGAACATGACAACCTACGCGATGCGATAGACGCGGCCATGCGCATACAGGCAGCGGAGGTCGTCTGAAAATGCGCGAACTATCCCTGTTCAGCGGTATAGGCGGCGGCATCTACGGCTCGCTGATACTCGGCTGGGAAACGGCCGCCTACGTTGAAAAAGACGAATACTGCCAAGCCGTCATCTGCCAGCGGATTGCAGACGGCTGGTTTAACCAAGGAAATATTTATGGAGACATCGCAGAGTTCAACCGGCACCACGCCGCCGAATATGCCGGCACCATCGACGTACTCACAGGCGGATTCCCCTGCCAGCCTTTCAGCCTGGCTGGCAAACGCAAGGGCACAGACGACGAACGCTACCTGTTCGCTGAAATTGTCAAAACGATTGAGGCTGTACAACCGCGAATCTGTTTTTTTGAAAACGTCCCCGGCCTCCTTACCAGCCCGGCCGTTATCGAAATTTACCGCACGCTCGACAGGCTCGGCTATCGACCCAAACCCCCATTGGTGCTTGGAAGTGCTGACTGCGGAAACATCCACAAACGGGAACGCGTGTGGATTTACGCCGCCCGTCAGGATTCCGACCATCGGCGCGAACGAATGCAAAGGGTCAGGACGGGCGAGATACAGGGGCAGCCCGGAATATCGCGGAGCGAAAGCATCAGAAGGTTTGAGGACATCCTCTGCCGACCCGATATACCTGACCCCCTCTTTTGCGGAGTGGATGATGAATTTCCCGATTGGCAGCAGCGGCTTAAAGCCGTTGGCAACGGACAAGACCCAATCGTAATGGCAACCGCGTTCAACCTTTTACACGATTATCAGGAGCAACCATGAAAACATTTACCCAAATCCGCGAATGGGCAGAAGCCCGCAACCTTATCGCAGGCAGCGACAGCTTCCGCCAGCTTGCCAAGCTTGTAGAAGAGACTGGCGAACTGGCTGCCGATATTTCCCGTGGCCGCCCGCGCCGCCGTATCGCTGACAGCATCGGCGATTGTGTAGTCGTGCTGACTATCCTGGCCGCACAGAACGGCTTACAGATAGAAGATTGCATTTCCCAAGCCTACGATGAAATCAAAGACAGGCGGGGCGTAATGAAAGATGGCGTGTTTGTGAAAGAGGAGGATGTGTAATGACCCCTGAAAGAATCGAACAAGAGCGCGCGAAGTTTGAAAAGAATATCCCCGAATCAGGAATCACAAATTATAAACAAAGATTGAAAAGCGGAGAATACGCCTACGACCACATCAAATTTGCCTGGGAAATGTGGCAAGCCCGCGCCGCACAATCCGAATGGATAAGCGTGGAGGAGAGGCTGCCTGAAATCAACACCTATGTTTTAGCTGTAACCCATCGCGGACTGGTTATCAGCGACCGCGTATGTGATTACGGTAGAGGCAAGGAGTGGGTTAGTGGTCATAGTGATAATCCAATAACTCACTGGCAACCGCTCCCCGAACCACCTGAAACGAGAGGCAAATAATGGAAAACAAAGAAACAACGGACAAAGAAGCAAAAAAATTGGTAGAACGCGTCAGCACGGCAGCCTTTTTCCTGCAAGGACAAATTGCACAGGCTAACCGCCACCATGAAACGGCCTTCCATACGCTTGAAGCCTCTCGGCGTTATTTGGAAAAAGTCGAAAAAACGAAACGCGAACTAGACAGAATAGGCGTACTGCTTGCGGTTTTAACGCTGATAAATTCAATTTATTTTTTTACTAATTAGCATTGTGGAAATAAATAATGGCTGCCAACAAACGCCCGCGCAAGAAATACAGCCCGAAACGCAACCCCCTTGCCGCCTGCCGCTACGCCCACTTCATCCCAAAACTGGCCGTCAGTAACGAACCGTTAAAGGACAGGGAGGTTGCCGAAATATCCGCTCCCTATTTCGCCTTTATCGAAGCCCTCAAAGCAGGCACGGCGACGGAAGGCATGTTCTACGCCGCGTGCAGCACGCACTACCTCTACTTCGCCCTGCTGAAAGTGTTCCAAGCCGACACCTTCAACGCCGACGAAGACACCGAAGCCGCCTTCCGCATTGGCCTTGCCTTGCAGGTGGAAGATGCATCGGGCAAAGTTGCCGAAACCATAGACACCATCGGCAAAAGATACACCGGGCGCGGGAAATTTATCGCCACGGGCGACGAACTGCGCCTGTTGCAACAAACCGCCGACCGCTTCAAAGCCGCCCTCGAAATGGCCGCGTGGAAACACTACGTCCGCGCCATCAAAGAATCCGAGC